GACATCTTAGTGTTCCGTTTCGAGTACAACCCGAAGTTGAACACCAGGATATTGATCTTGTTAACAACAAAATCAATAATCCCGATGTGGCAATCCTGATGAAAACCAGGAAGCTCTACATCGCAACGCGTCAGGTACCGTCCTGCACGTTGCTCACGTCCCTTGGTATGAGAATCAAACCAGAGAACGTGTCGGTGATACAAGAGTTGGGATTCCCACTTATGTATCGCCGGAAGGGGGAAGTTTCCTTCAGGAAACTTTCCGGCTTCAAAGATTCTGCCTCTGCAGTTAGCGGAGACCAGAAATCCTACTTATCTTCCCTACTCAAAAACGTGATTAAGGAAAATAAGAGACTCTTCGATCCAGATGTACCATCGGACGACGAATCTGACCTATCAGATATAAACCAAATGGAATATATCGACGGGGAACACGAAGATGGCTCGTCATACGAGTACAAATTCGATTTTATGGAACCCTTTGATATAATCAGAGCGTACCATACACAGGAGAGGTTAGGTCTAGAGACCAGCGAAATCCTGGTTTGGCCGGGAGGCGTTAAACGCATAACGGACCAAATTCCTGCTAAACTGTTAAACAGTGTAGTAAAGGATGGCGAAAAGAGCTTTCGAAGAAAGACTCATTTCTCCCATATAGAGAATATTGAAACTAAGTTGCAAATTATCTATAGACATACTCATTGGGGAAAACTTCTCCAAAGACTATGTAGACCCACTACGGAGGAACACCAACGTAGATGGGCCTTAACCCTCAGGAAAAGAATTAAATTCTTTCTTGAAGGAAAAGCTGATCCTTCCTGGTCAAAAGAGCAGGTAGTACAGATGTCCCCACCCCCAATGGTTGGACCATTAGAGGAAGGGGAAGTAGATCGTAAGACAAGTTTTGAATTACGAGATACTAAGGTCAGAGCTGAAAGATTCTTTCAGATTCTACGAACCATTGACGGGACTTTCCTACAGTTATACTTAGGAAATCTCGGCGCAGCATGGAATTGGGAATTATTCGACAATTTCGTGCTGAGTCAACTGAACCAACATCTGTCAGATGAGTTTGTTGACGGGACAATCTATGACTGGGAAGTCATCGATTACCCAACTTACTATGAGAGGTTAAAAACCTTTCGTGGTAAGCTCAAGGAGAGTTTTCTGCGAAACGCGGAATTCCCACAACTTGATGAGGAGACAATCCTCTTCCGGAGCCAAGTCAGATTACTGAAGTCGCTACCGGAAGGTCATTACCGGACCCAATTGGGCGGGATAATGATCCAGACTAGAGGCTGTGGTACACCACCGCCGATAGTCTCGTTGAAATCAAAAATTAAATTTTTGAAGACAACGTCTACTGAGCCGGAACCGCTTAGGCGTTCTCAGCTACATGTAGTAGATATAGTTTTGAGAGGAATCCTCCAAGACATACCTGATTACGTCTTCACTGGTCTAACGACCAAAGCAGGCGTAAACCCCACAACTTCAGCTTGCTTTGAGAATCTCAGAGAAGAGGGAGGAACCTCCGAACACGTGCGTAAGCTCGTGCGAGAAGGTCGGCTTGGTCGTAGAATCAGAATGATTAACCTCGACACAGGCGATCTCGTCGACTTCAAGACACTTGAAGAAGTCGGAATCGGCTCATACATCTTCTGGCGTTGCCTTGAAGAAGTAATGGCGATGACACCTGAAGAACTCAGAGAGGCTATAGTTGTCATCATTAATGAACCTGGGAAATCGAGAACGGTTACCAAGGGTCATGCCGCGTTGAAAGTAATCTTAGATGCTATCAACGGGATCTGCTCCTACCCCCTTCGTAAGGGAGTAGAGAGTAGCTCATCCGGTATGGGAAAATCCCATCATGGATGGAATTCCTTCACCTCATTTTATGAGGAGAAGGATATTCGTGATCTGATATTTCAGATAAAATCTAAAATATCACGACCATTCACTATTGGGGTCGACGAAGTCGAGTTCCAATATGAACGCTGCTGGACATCCTTTACGGACTTCAGCGAAGCAACGGATAAGTCTGATCACAAGATCAATTCTTATGTCGCGGAGAAATGGATGCTAAAATGTGGCATTCCATTAATCCTTAGAGGGATTGTACATGAAACATGTTTCAAACCCAGAAAAATCTTCTACCATGCCACAGGCATATTACAAGATCTTGGTGAGTACGATACCCAAAAGGGAATGTACTTCATCATTCTTCGTAAGGGAATCCTCATGGGGGACCCCTTAACGAAGGTGTGCTTGCATCTTACAAATAAGATTGCAAGAGACACGGCCAAAATCTTATCAGCATCTGATAAGACGTTGGACCTGCTCCAGTATCACTCAGGCAAAGCCCGAGAAGCTGTAGCTCGTTCTTTACGTAAGACGTTCTTGCGTAAAGAAACGGATGTGGTCTGAACAGGAATCTGTTTTCACCACAAGTAAGTAACTGCGGAAATACATCCGACATATTAC